CTCTATGGAACCACCTGGTCGGCACCTCTATCATCTCCTTTCCGTTTACCTCGCTCACAGCTTATGTTGTCAAACGCGCTTTCAAACCAGCGCTTGACTTGGCTCGAGGCAAAGCAGTTCTGCGGGATTTTAACGATGGCGCTTTGGAGTTGAAGCATCGTGTTACGCACGTTGCTCCTTCGCAGACCAGATTGCCCATTGCTGACCGGTTCGTCGAACTCGACAAACTGTGTCGGTCAGGCAATTCCGTGACACATACCGGTTCTTCCCGCCGCCAGCTCGCCGAAGTTGGCTCCGAGGCAGGATCGATGAGAACAGTGGCCGTTACCCACGCATGGGCTTATTGCGTCAACAATTCCGATCAGAACGTCATGGCCGCCATTTCGGCACGCCTTGAAGCTTCTATTCGTCCGCGCGACCCTTTGGTCGTGTCAAAGTTGGCCATTCTGTGCGCTAAGGTTGCGTCGAAGTTCCCGAAGGCGGTGCCCAGCGACCCCGGTTGTCTCGAGTTTGTCGTAAAGACTGTCGGCGAGTGGATTCAAAATCCCGCCTACAACGAAGAGAAACGCCGGAAGTTGAGACAGGCGCACGAAGACCTTTTGCTGGACCCGAAACGCGTGCTCGAGCGGCTGCAGTTCGAGTCATTTCTTAAGAAAGAAGTGGCTTTCAAGTGCTTGACAGGGACCTTCGAGATTAGCTCGTTCCTGTTCAAGCCCCGTATTGTCAGTTCTCCAGACCCTATTGTGAACGTTGCCTGCGGGCCGTTCATTTCGTCGATGCAAGAAGCTTGTTCTCGCGTCATGACCGCCGCCACCCCGTTTCCCATGTTTCTCAACATGGGCAGTCTTGAGGTTGGTGCCTGGGCACGACGCTGCGAACTTCACTTGTCCTCCCACTTTATTGAGGGAGACGCCTCCAATTTTGATGGCTCACAGAGCTTCGAATTGGGCGCCATCATCGCCGATTTCTACAAGGGACTGGGAGCTCCTGGCGAGAAGCATGCATTCTTAGACATTTTGCACGCTATCAACGCCAAGAAAGTCTTCCGTTTTCCCAACCCTTCGGGTACACGCGTGCAATGCAGCGGCGTCAACCCGTCTGGTTTTCCGGACACCACACTTCGAAACAATATCCTCAACGGCAATTCAGTCGCTTTGGCTATTATCGAGTGTTTGCCCGAGGAAATGCGCGCCAAAGCAGAGAGCGATTATATCGCTTGCATTGGCACGCATTGGGACGACTGCGGAGATATTCCTTTCGCCATCATCGTAGCCGGCGACGACAATCTCATTTGTGTACATGAGAAATATCGTCCCTACGTCAATTCAGAACGTTTGTCTTTGGTGACGAGCGGTCTTGGATTGACCTACAATTTCATTGATCGCCGTTCTCTTTATGAGGCCGAGTTCGTGAGTTCGATTTTCATGCCCGTCACTTTGTTTGACGACGTGATCACTCACACCGGTAAGGTGATCTTGACTTCTCAACAATGCGCTGCTACATCGTACGATTGCGTTGGCAAACCCGGACGATGTATCGCAAAGCTTGGATGGACGACTGCGAGCCCCGAAGACATTCCTGACACTGAGACTAGTCGGTATTACGGCGAGAAGGCTTATGGCCAACTTTCGTCGCTTGCCTGCTACGTCCCGCTGTTGACCGAGTACCTCGAGATGGTCGTGGCCAGATTTTATCAGCCCGACCGACCGAAATTGGAC